TCACCAAAGGGATTATCTGTCTGTTCAACAGTACGACCAGCTCCAGCATCACCTTCTGTGCCGAATACTTCACGTACCATTATAACAACTTGTCCTGTAATTGTCAAGGCTTTTTGAAATAATTTTGTGTGACCTTCATGCCACGGTTGCCATCTACCCAACATTTGTACTGTTGGTTTTTTAAAATCGAATGCATCTTCCATTTCAAACATTATTCTTTTACTCCAAATTTTATGTGATTATACCATAAGCGTTCATGCCCATAATATAATACAAATTTTATTACTATATCAGCAAGAAAAACTGCGCCTACTGCTTTTTGGGGTAAACCAAAGTATAATGCAATTGAAGCTGTAGTTATACTTGCTATAATTCTCCATGTAACTGCTTTAGCTAAATGTCTCGCTTTTGTTACTTCACTCATATTTCGCTTTAATAACCTTGGCCATAGATACATGAGTATCTTGTCGCCATGTGTGTATAATATGGTCTACAACTTCTGGTTTCTCAAAGATTTTATTAGTATCTTCAAATCTGCCTTCTGTAATTGTATCCATCCACACTGTATAGTCTGCATTGAAATCTTTTCGAGCTCTCTCAAAAGGACAAACAAAATCTGTGATAGCATATTTTCCTGCTCGGACTACGCCATCTGCGAGAAATTTCATTCTCATTGCTTGTCTCATACGACCTTCGTCACTAAAATCCCAGTCGTCGTAATGTTCACGTACTTGGTCAGCGTTAATCCAAACACCTTCCAATTCCTCGGCCAACGGTTCTGCAAGATAGCTCTTACCCGAACCAGGAAGCCCGCAAATTAAGATTTTTTTCATTTCTTATCTTTACTTCCTTTCTTAAATTTAGATTCAAAATCATTAATGAATCGACTAATGTACTCAGGTGGCTCATTCATTTGAATAGTTTGTGCATCACTATCTTGAAGTATGCTCTGAGTTAACATGTTCTGAGAAGCTTTAAACTTAATATAAGTCTGCTTCTTTTCTTTTTGAATTCTTCGTAGAAATGCAAACCAGATAATCTGTGTGAAATATGCAAAAGGGTTCTGCGATTTTTCTGGGTCGAAGTTGTGAATATACATTAAGCAATTCTCAATTCCATCTGATATCATTTCTTCTTTATATGAGTAACCAGAGAAATTTGGTTTGGTTGCGAGTCTTGTTGCAATTAACAATATGCACTTTCCAATGTATTCTGGTACTTGTGGGTTTCTATCTCCTGCGTTTTCTGCTTCTTTACATAGAGCTTTATAATCTATTAGAGCAGCAAGTAAGTCAGGATTGTTGACATAGTTTCTTTTTCTTGCCATTTTTATTTCCTTATGTTGGAATTTTTTAAAAGTAAATTATAACATGTTTTGAGGGATTTGTCAACCATTAATTTACCTTGATGAAAATAAATGAAAATAATTGCAAAAAAGGGTTGACAAGTGTAGCATCTTCTGTTATAATAAGGTTATCAACCTTTAAGGCCCACTATAGTACTATATCTCAATAGTGTATATCTTATACGGAAACTGTTCAGCTCCGTAGATTTCAATCCTTTTCTTAAAGTGCTTTAGAGTATAGTTCTCAAAACTTCCAACAGATAAATCATCAGTAATATCATATAGAGTAGCTTCAGTCGAGTCGTCAGCTTTTCTTAATGTTCTACCAATAGATTGTAGTACTTTGATTTCACTCTTTGAACCAGTAGCAAATATCACATTATCTAATCTTTTCAAATTAACACCTGTAGAGAATACTCCATAAGAAGCAAGTATGTCATGCCTCTTTTCAGAATCATTCTCAACTAAATGTCGAATATTCTCACGTTCTTCGCCCTTCGTTCCGCCATATATAAAGTGAAGCTCTCTTCCTTCTTTGCGAAGCAAAGGTTCTAAAACTTTACCATGTTTTTCTACAAGGTCAAATAGAATCAAATTATTCTGACCTTCTAAACTGTGAACGAGATTCTTAATAAAGTTATTTCGTTTCTCATTGTTTACAATAAACTCTCGTTCAGCTGGCCATTTCTTTGTTCCATCTAAATTTTTGAGAGCATCTTTAAATTTCTTTCTTGTTTCATTACTATGAGATAACACGATCGCTTTGACTTTAAAATCAGCTACCGTTCCTTTATCCATAAGCTCTTTGGTATTAACAAATCGTTTAACCTCACCAAAACATCCTTCAAGTACTAACCTATGAGTTTTACTTTCTGATGATTTTAATGTACCTGTAAATCCGTGTCGGTATTCACAGTCAGTTAATGATTCCATAATCTTTGTTAAGCTTTTTGCTTGGAATGTATGTGCTTCATCTCCAAGTACAACTTTGAATTGGTCAAACCAATCTTTCTTTAATTTAATAAGTGATTGCCATGTAGATATAACAATCGGTGAGCTAGTATTTTTGTCAACACCACCTTGAATAGTATAGATATCATTCTCATCACAACCATAATCTATAAAGTCACCTTTCATTTGGTGGACTAAAGAAATAGTTGGTACAATAATTAATGTTCTGTGGCCGAATGCTTGAAAATAATGTTGTTGTATTAAATAGATTATTAAAGACTTGCCAGATGATGTCGGTGATAGAGATAAAGATCGGCGTTTACGCAATGCGTTAAGTACATATTCTGTTTGATAATCTCTTGGTATAAACTTACAATCGATTTCTTCAGCGAGCTGAGTAGGATAATCGTCATCAAATTCCTCGTCTAATCCAATGTGGTCTGGTACAGATAAGAAATATCCGCGGTCGTCGCAAAACTTTTTAATGTGTGGATATAAACCAACATAGATAATTGGTCGCATTGGTTGGAATAATCTAATGATTCCGTCCCATACTCTATTTTTATAGGCAGGAACAAATTGATAACCTTCTGGTCTGAAACTAAATTGCTCAGCTAATTCCATGAGTGTGCCGCTATCTGCAACAACTTTCATGTGGACTGAATTAATAGGTTCTAAGGTTATCTGTTCACTCATAGCTTAATTGCTAATAATATAAAAATGCCGAATAAAATAATGTTAGTAAAAAAGATTCCGATAGCTAATATAGTATGATACCAAATCCATCTCGTCTTATATGCGTTTTCAATAGTAATTTCTTCTGGGTCAGTATCATCAGCCATCATGTCGACGACTTTCTTTTGAGGCTGTCGTTCACCACCGATGGCATTTACATCATCTATAATTTTTTGTGTTTCAGCGAATTGTTTATTGGCTTCTTGTTGAAAGCCCCACTCGAGAAATTTATCCCACCAATTCATTAATAATCACCAGCTTGAAATTTTAACATGTCAATCATATTTTTTACTATAAAATTGCGACTATGAATAGTTCGCACAATGTCTTCTAAAAAGTTTGCATTAGCAGAATGGTAATCAATAGTTAAACTGAGTTTGATAATATCCTTATCTGCTTGAATATATTTATCTACTTCGTTACGCAATACTTTCTTCTGATAAGGCTTCCAGCCATTGTCTTTTAAATCTTCTTCTGCCATTGAGCCATCGTAATATTCACGCTTACGAGCTTCAAGTTCTTTATATTCTGCTTTTAATTTTTTGACCCGAAGTACTTCTCTATAAAAGAGATTGTAATATTTGCTGTGAAGCACTGGGATTCGTTTTGATTCTCCGACAAGATTTGTTTCGTCGATTACTGAATCTTTTGCCCATAGGGCTGATATGTCATTTGTATCCATAATGTAAACTCGGTTGTTAACTATAAAAGTATATTATAACAGGTTTGCTATGATTTGTCAACCCTAGTTTAATAACTTAATGTCAAATGCATCGTATCTCATAGTCACTGTTGCTTCTGGATAGAGAACATCTTGATTCGATAAATCTAAACTTACTGGAGTCAAACCGATGGGCATAGCGTTAATGTAGGTTACTTCTAAGTTTGGTTGTTTATGACTATCTAAAATTAAAACAGTAACATCGGAAGTATCACCATCTGCACTATTTTTTAGTTTGTCATATTGGTCCAATGTATCTGGAGTACCAATACCTTTTAACCAATTAAAAATCTCACGATAGTTGCCCATGTTCTCATCAATAATAAATGTTAAATCCAAATCAGCATAAGCTAAATGGTCACCTACAGAATAGTAGGCACGAAGTGGAGTATCGCTCTTAACTGCGTTTGTTGTTACCGATGGTAGCAATATTTTATTTGAAAAAAATTCTACATGCGGCAATCTTTTGAAGATTATTTTAAATCCCGCGCTCGATAAATAGTTATTAATCATACAATAAATTCCAACAATTTGTTTATTATACTATTTATACGAGGCGAACTATATAATGTTTTCAAAACCAAATAACCTTACCTTCGAGCTAGACACAGCCGACTTATCCATTAACCATATTGCTTCTCTTAGTAAATCCTTTTTCGACAAAAAAGATTACGACTGGTGGTATGAGATTTTACCAGAAGATATATGCGTCGATATTGGTGCTAATATTGGAATGTTTTCAGCTAAAGCTTTAGATGCTGGTGCCAAAAAAGTTTTTATGATTGAGCCTAATCGTAATTTACTTAAAAGTGCTATTAAAAATTGTGCTGAAGATATTATCGGTATACAACAAGATGAACTACCAAAAGTAATACCTATTCATGCAGCAATGGGAAGAACTGAAGTTGACCTTACTTTAGGCTATGGTGAAATACCAGAAGATACAAAGCTCATGTCACTTAGAGAATTAGTTGACTATTATGACATAGAGCATATTGACTATTTAAAAGTATCAGCGAATGGTGCAGAGTTTAATATACTACATGAAGATAATTTAGATTATCTTGGTACTTCAGTTAGATTTATAGCCGTAAGAGTACATCATAGTGCTTTTTATGGAAGCGATCAACGCTTTGAAAACTGGAGAGATACCGTTGTTAAACCATTTTTAGATATGGGTCGTGTTTATGTTCAGAACAATGAAATAGAACAGATGTTTGCAGAAAACTGGAGAGCAGTTTTACCACTCTCGTTTATGTTGTATATTAAGAATTGGTAGAATTACCAGTGGTGAATAGCGTTTGCCATAATAAAGAAGCAAGTAATAAAGTTAACACCCACTACAACACTTCTTACAATTGTGATATACTTATCATAGGGCTCAGTCTTATCGTCTGAATATCCGCCAAGGCTGTATTGCCAAATTTTCCAAACTTTATTCATATTCATGCACGAAGGTTTTGTCTGTATCAATACCTGCTGTATAACATACTCTGCAGAATTGTCCGGCTCCCTCTACATACCCATATCGCATATCAATATGAGTATCTTTAGTGTATTCTGTTTCAATGCCACACATGCCGCATTTGTCTTTTTCTTGGTTCATATAATCACCTGCTGTTGTAAATTTTAAATCATTCATAAGAAGCTGCTTCAACAAAAAATTCGATGGTATCTTCAATGCTTCCTATTTCAGCAATAATCCATTCACCATCAGCTCCTGCTGGAGTTGTTTCAAGTTCTGCATATTGAGTAGACCACTTTTCAAATAGTTCGTCCATTGTCATGCCATCAACTCCTTTCCTACTAAAGTTAACTTTGAGAACAACTTCAGGTCCGTCAATAGTATAGTTAACATAGAGCTTGTATTCTGTACCTTTAATTCTTTGTGTTTGGTAAACAGAACCAGAGGAGTTTGTTGTAGTTGCTTGAGTAACGCTTTCGAGCTCTGGATGAGCATTCCAAAATTTATGTGATTCTGCAACTGGATTAATTTGAGTTTTTAACCACTCATCACGAAGAACACTGATAGGAGTTTTGACCCATAGTTCATCATACATTCCTTTGATTTTATTAAGCTTTGGTTCGAGTACATTGATTCGCATAGATTCAGTTGCAGCTTGAACAGCTTCAATAGCATCTCGACCTTCAGTAAACTTTTCTAAGTTTCTGCCGATAATAATTAGATTGTCGATATCTACAGGTTTATCTTTAAGATGGTCTAGGCATCTCGTTTTAACACCTTTACCATCGTATTGTGGGTTTACAGTGTTGTCAAATTTTCCGTTAGGATAGTAGGCATATTGGTAGTACCCAAGTGTTTGCATAAATGCTTTAGGATAAGCCATAATTTTTCTCCATTATATAAGTTTTAAGTCACTCAAGAATTGCTTTTTAGGTGTCGCCTTATTCCAAAAGTCTAAGTCCTTCTCAGCTTGCTTGATTTGTTTTTCCAAACTCAGAATCTCTTCTGATGTTAAGTTAGAAAATGGTATTGCTAATAGTCGGTCGAGCAAGACACTTGCTTCTGGTATGTGTGATATAATATCATCGCCTATTTGCTTTTTGTTCTTATTTTTAAATGTGATTTTATCATCAAGTACAAGTTGGATAAATTCCATTTTAATTTGTAGCCATATTTTTGCTGCTTCAAATGTTGCAAGGTTCTTGTCAATACGCTTCTGCAATACACCGAAACGGTAATCACAAAAGTCTTTAACAAGAATACTCACATCATCGTACTCTCGTAACTTACCATCTTGGTCAATCACAGTACAGTTTTGGCTAAGTACTTTTGATAATTTAAATTTGTTAATAACTTTAGCATCATTCCATTTTGCTGATGATGCAAGTTTGAGTTTAACTGTAAACTTGAAGCCACTCTTATCACAAAGGTCTTCGTAAGATACTATATCTCCGTCATCTTCAAGTTT